GCACACAAGTGTATGCGGATGATAAAGTCATTGCAACCTTAGTATCAAATTCAGGTACAACAGTCACACTAAAATTTACAGAAATCGATGATGTATTTAAAAAGGACATCTTTGGTGTATTAGAAGATGTTAATGGAAACCTAGTAGAGGTAGTAAATAGTGAAACAAAGACATTTGCTTTAGGATATGAAATTCAAGGTGATATCAAAGCTAGACGCATTTGGTATTTTTTATGTACAGCGACGCCATCAGGTGATGCAAGTAAATCTAAAGCGGATTCCATTGAAGCAAACTCAATCACATTAAATATTACAGCTAGACCAATTGAATCCGGAAATAATCTGATTCTCAGAGTTATTGCAGGCGTAGGGGATACAAACTATCCATCTTTTCTTACGACTACACCAGGATTACCAACATTCATTTAAGGAGAGAACATGGAAAGAACACTTAAACTAGGTGATAAAGATTATCGCCTTCATTCGTCACTATTTACGATCATTGATTATCGTAACGTATTTTCTACAGAATTGTTCAGCGATATAAAAAAAATAGAAAAATCAAGCATAAAAAAGGAAGATGATCTATCAACAGTAATTGATACCATCTTTCGAATCATCTATGTGTTAAACAGACCTTTCAGCAAACAATCTTACAATGACTTTTTAATGTCATTGGATTTTTCTTTATTAAGCAATCAAGATGAATTAGAAAATCTGACGAATGCGATAGGTGAAATGCTAGGTACATTTCAGAAAAGACCCACACCCAAGCAACCCACAAAAAAATGATGATGTAAACATAACAGCAAACATTATATTCAATCTCGCTCATTTAAATATTTCTATTGAAGACACAAAAAACTTTGATCTAGCAACTTACTTCGATATTGTAGAGCTTGAAATGAATGTAAATAATGGCAAACAATCAAATAAAAGAGCAACACAGAGTGATATTGATAGATTTCTACTTTAGGAGGTGAGTTTTAGTGGCAGAAACAGTCAAAGGATTAAACATAAAATTAACCCTTGATGGTAAAGATTTAGAAAATGAACTCAATGGCATTAAGAAAGATTTAAAAGAACAAAACAAAGACCTTAAAGCTATTAATACGAATCTTCGTTATGATTCATCTAACTTAGACCTATGGAAATCAAAACAAGGCAAACTTAATGATGTCTTAACTCAAACAAAGAAGAAGCTAGAAACACAGAATCAAGAACTTACTAAAGCAAAAAAAGCAGTTCAAATTGGTGATATGAGTACTGATGAGTTTAATAAGCTCAAACGCAATGTCCAATATACCGAAGCGGAGTTATCTAAACTAAATAATGAACTAGGTAAAACCAATGACAAAATTAGAGAATTAAGTAATGCTAAATTTGACAAGATTGGCAAACTTGGATCAACGCTCACAAAATCTTTGACGGTTCCTATTTTAGGAGCCGTTTCTGCTTTAACAGCCTTTTCAGTCAAAGCAGCCTATACAGCTGATACTATTGGTGATACCGCACAAAAAATAGGTTTAACTGCAGAAGCATTTCAAGAATGGAATCATGTTGCTACGATCATGGGAACATCTACCGAAAGCCTAAATAAAGCATTTATTAAAGTCAATGGTATCTTAGGTGATATTGCAACTGGAAACGCTGATAAAGTAGCTGATAGTTTAGACTTGATTGGATTATCAGTCGACGATTTAAAAGGTAAGAATGCTGATGAGGCATTTGAAATTATTAGTGAAGCATTAAGTAAGGTAGAAGATGAAGCCTTAAGAGTTGGAGTGGCCAATGAATTCTTCGGAGAGAAGATCGGCACTGAGCTTATTCCAATTTTATCAAGTGAAATTTCTACGATTAGAGATTTAAGACAAGAAGCAAGAGATCTTGGGATTGTTACCAATGAACAGGCTGCTCAAGCGGGTGAGTTTACTGATGCACTCGATAGAACTAAACAGGCTTTGTCTAGTTTAGGTGTAGATATTGCCACAACGATGATGCCAATCCTTCAATCATTAATCATCAAAGTAAGAGACGAGATGATCCCAGTTGTAAAAGACTGGGTTTTTAGATGGAACAATCTAGATTCAGATACTAAGAAGATGGTTGCAACGCTCATTGGATTAGTTGCTGCTATCGGTCCTGTTTTAGCAATTGTTGGTAAAGTTGGACCACTACTCAATATTGTGGCCATGACGCTTAAAGGTGTCGGTTCTGCGGGGCTTTTTGCTGGTGCAGGTATAAACTTTGCCACGCTTGGTATAGGGGCTCTAATCGCGATTTTAGCGATGGCGTTATTTCAAAGCGAGGAATTTAGAGCACTACTTGGTAGGCTGATGGAAACATTCATGCAGCTCTTACCACCCATACTCTTAATTGTAGATAGTCTGATGACAGCATTACAGCCTATATTAGATGTGATCATCAATTTAGTAGTAATGCTGATTGATTTACTTGTTCCTATCTTAGATATCATACTTATGCCCTTGATTATGCAAATTGGTATGTTTGCTGGCATATTAGAAGCTTTAGCACCACTTATTACAGTTGTTGGTGAAGTGTTAAATGCAATCTTAGTTCCAGCAATTAAAATATTGATGTTTGTACTTGAACCGGTACTCAATATCGTTCAAAAAATTGTAGAATTCATTCAGAAGATATTTGAATGGATTGGTGAACTACCTAAAAAGATAGGTGACTTTGGAGGCAAAGTAAAAGATACTTTTTCAAGTGTAACTGATGGCATATCTGATATTGCTAATAAAGTAACCGATGGTATTAGTGATTTTGCATCAAATGCTGCAAATAAAGTCAGCGGATTCTTTGGAGGTATTGGAGGCTTCTTATCCGATACATTCAACTTGAAAGGATCTAGCACAGTAAATAACTCGAACTCAAGCTCATCATCAAGTAATACAAACAACATCACAATCAATACAACATCACCAACCTTTGATATTGACTCAATTAACAAGGCATTAGGAGGTAATGTGATTTGATTAGACAATTTTATTTAGAAAATGAATACGGTGATATCTATTATTTCAATCATAAAAACCAGACCATTATCTCTCAAGTGAGTGGTCTTGGTTTTTCATTAGATATGAAGTATTTAGAATATAACCGTTTTTATTCTCGTTCAGAATACAATATCCCTTTATCTGAAATTAGTGAAACATTAATCTTTTTAAGAGGATATATAGGGTATAAAGCATTTGTTGATTTTATTAGCAAAAGCAACAAAGCATATAAATTACATTACCAAAATGATGCGTTTAAGGCATACTGTTATGTTGATGTCGCAAGTTTATCAAAAGCAGAACTGGTGGCCAGTACCATTCAAAGCAATATCATATTTAAGAAACTATCACTATGGTTAAAAGAAAAGACCTATGAAATCATCGCCAACGGTTCATCAAGTGGTAAAGTCTATCCATATACATATCCATACTATTATTCAAGTTCATATGAAGGAAAACTCTTTATTAAAAATGAAGGTTTAAATGATGCACCTTTAGTGATTGAGATGATGGGAAGTGTGATTGATCCAGAAGTTTTAATTAAGAAAAATGGAGAAGTGGTATCGACATTACGTTTATATTTAACTGCAGAAGATATAACAATCACGATAAATTCGATTCCAAGCAAACAAGAAATGTTAATGGATGAATCTGGAGTGGTTTCTGACATATATGGATTCCAGGACTTTGAAGAAGATAACTTTATTTTTTTGGATCATGGGGATTATGAAATTGAGTTTAAACCAGGTGTCGCTACAGAATCAATTTGTAGAGTAACTGTACTTGAAGGCTATTTAGGAATATAAATATGAAACTACTATTTCTAGATCGAAGTACACTGCAGTATAAAGATAATGCCTATGTTAGCAATCAATATGAACTTGCTTTGGATATGGTCCTTATCAAGCGTTCGACGTTCAAGGTAAACAAGACAAATATCAATTGTACTATTGGTGATATCGTAGTTTTGAAAAGTGATATCTATTCGTACATCGGTATTCTTGAGAGTATAGAACTCTTGGATGATTTTACGACAAACATCAAATCTCTCGATTTTAGGGAGATTTTTAATTTGGATATACCAGCAATAACTTTTAGTGGGGATTTAGCAGATTATTTAGATCAAATCATCACAAGTTATTTTAAGAATAACTCAGATGAAAAACAAAATTTATCATACTTAACCATTAGCAAAGAAACGAGCGTGTCTGGAAGTCTTAGCTTTGAATCGGATAATATCATCAATATGTCAAAGATATTTGAACTCGTTTCAAAAGGTTATGGCATTAGTTTTGATACAGATGTTACTTATCTTAGAGGACGAATTACAGGTATTATCTTTCGTATTGTGAATGTCAATCAAGGTATGGTGATTAAGAGTGATTTCTCATCTATCTTAAATGTGGAGACCAATGATTCAACAAGTCAACTTGTTAATAAAGTTGTCTTTTATCCTAGAAGTGATAATCAGATTTATCACAATAATAAAATTTATTATCTGCTTACAACTGGTGAAATTACCGAAGATAGTACATCTGAATATCGGTATACGAGTGTTATGGCCAAAAGTTATATCTATACGGATAATGATTATGAGACACTTGAAACCAAAGCAAGAAGTGAAATGGTAACATCCAAACTAGATCATAATATTACTTTTATGATCGATATGAAAAATAAGGTGTTCATTCCTTTTAGCAACATTTATCTCGGTGATTATGTGTCATTCATCCACAAAGGAAAAACCTATGAATCAGTGATCACAGGCATAACATTCAAAGATTCAATGAATTATGCAGTGATTACATTAGGAGAATATCGAGTGAAATTAACAGAAAAGATACAACTACTCAGTAAAAATACAAGTAGTGGTTCAACAAGCAATATAACAATTACCAATACAGACATCGATGGAGGTGAGTTCTGATGGGATTACAAAAAATAACATTTGAAGGTGGAAATGTAACATCAAAGATTGATTCTGATTTATACCATTTTCTTTTTTCAAGTGATGTAGGAATATTAAAAGGACTTAAAAGCGAGTGTAGTTTTACATTAGCCAATAACACCATTACATTTAGTGATGGGTACGTTTCAGTATACGGTCGAATCATCTATATTGAAAATCAAACAACAATAGGTGTGACACCAGATTCAAGCAAATATGGATATGTTGTACTTGGTGTAAATACTTCAGGTAATAGTGTAAGTTTGTATTTGAAAGAGCAAGTAGGTAGTTATCCATCTTTAACAACTACAAATCTATTAGTTACCGATGGGCTTTATGAACTTGTTTTATGTGCATACACCAAGACGACAACCTCAGTTACGCTGACAAGTTATTCAAGAAAACTGATCAG